CACTCACCACCTCTCCGAAGCCGTACTTTGAGTGCGACCCCGGGATTACGATTGGAGGGAAACCTTTATGAGTAGTGGAAGAGGACCTCGCGTTAAGCGTAGATCATCACCAAAAACCCATGTAGGGTGCCTCATTGTCCGAGTAGTGTGTGGAGCGGCCGGGAAACAAATCCAGGGCTGTATAAACCACTGGCTTCATCATGCCGGGGAGGAGTGGACAGTCCGTCGCATGAAAGCGATTTGGAATGCCGCTATCCTCCTGAAATCTGGTCATCGGGACCTTGCGATTGAAGTGTATCGTAAGAACTCGATTTCCTATCATCGATCCACAGGTCTCCCGAAGGGACCATGGGGCTATCCAGTCAGACAATTCGTTCTGGCTAGGCGCCCCTCGGTGATCAGGAGATGGGCCGCTGTGCTCCGGTATTACACAGTGATTAGACTCACTAGTGCAAGTCCGGCGCAGTTGGAGAAGGCGGAAAAGGCAATTACCTCTCCGTCATCCCCAGTCAGCGACCTCTTTCTTAGTGAGGTTAGAGAACACCTCAAAGTTTTATTGGACAATGCTCCCTTCTTGCGCCCAGGGTATACCCTGAGGCAGAAGTCCCAAATTTCGGGAAAAGAAAGGAGCTATCGGGGGCAATCCACTAATGTGGTATGCTTGTACTATTTAAAGCACTTGCATTATTCTGCCTCCAAAAGTCCGTATCCTCTGTACCATCTCCACGGCAATGTATCATACTACTCCCCAACCTCACCTTGGAACAGTGAGGTTAGGAAGCAAGTGAGAAAGCCATATGGGAGTCTCCTGTGGTCATTAATGACCGCACCCAGGGAACCTCGTTCCTTGAGGTCTGGGATCCCAGTGGAAACGGAAATGGTAGAGGGAAACAAGGTAAACCCCCAACACCCTTTCATGAAGATTTCTATCATGCAAGAGGCTGGAGCTAAGCCTAGATATGTTTCCCTCCCAACCGCACGAACCCAGTATCTGTTCAAACCCTTTCATGAGGGTATGGAACATGTGATACAGGGACTTTTCCCAATCTCCAGTTGCTTACATGCACAGGAGGCTGGGGTATATGCGGTAGAGGAATTGATGTCTCAAGGACATGACGTCTACTCTGTAGACCTCTCATCAGCTACGGATCGTTTCCCCCGTAGCGTATCCTTTGAGATATTACGCACTCTTGATATGGAGCCTTGGGTTCGTGCTATCGAAGAGATTTGCACAACCCCTGCTCCCTT